GCCTAATAGTGAACCTAAGTTTAATAATGGTGGTTTTTTTGTTGCATCTTTATCGCCTATGTATTTTGCCGATGCTACCGCTAAACTTCTCGCCGGGTCAACAGTTCCTTTTAATGAAATACGTGGAGTTTCTGTACCATAGATTAATGGTGGTGTTACTAATTTTTTGTAAAACAAAACTCTTGGTCCTTTCGGATTGATTTCTGCTTTTACAAAATCCATTATCTTCCCACCCAACCCTTTGTTTTGAGCATCACCATTCCACATAGTGACCTCACCATTGGCGTTAGCTTGTTTAAATAAATCTAAGATACTTGGCATTTGATAGTAATTCTATTTACTATAAATATCCTTTAAGAAAATTTATGGATTACTTCTTCTTTGGGTCCTGATTTTGAGTATTGGAGTTATACCTCTTCATAGATGTAGATACATCTTTACCATCAATGTATAATTTCATATTAGAAGTTTCGCCACTACCGAAGAATCCTTCTTTCAATAATTTAGCCATAGTATTGTTTAACTTAACCATAGCTTCGGTATTTGTAGCCATTTTTTTGATATTATCGGTAGTATCTTTTGAAAGTGCAAAACTTCCGCCTCCGGTGCTTGCAAGAACAAACTTACCACCTTCTGAAGCGAAATCTTCCATATCACTCCAAGGAATCTTATTTAAAGAAGATACATCTAACCCACTCAATCTACCAAAAGCACTAGCTAATGCATCAACTGCGATTGCAGTAGCCATTATAGGACTAGCGTATGCTGAAATTTCTTTCAAATCATCAAATACACTACCTCCAAAAAAGCTTCCAATTGCTCCCAATATACTAGCACCACCAAAAAGTCCAACTGCTACCGATATTGCGGTTATACCAGCTGCTACTGCTAACATTTGGTCAGCATTTAACGATGCTAATCGACTTATACCATCTACTATCGAACTTATGACTGTCCCTATACTTTTACCAACCGATTCAATTACAGTTGCTATACCATTGAATATTGATGTAATAATTGGACCAGCTTGTTTTAAAGCCTCAACTAAAACAGAACCCAATACTTCTGCTATTTTTATCATTACAGGAGCCAATGCTTCAAATGCAGGTGCTGCAAGCCACATTGCGGCTCCTAATGCTACGAAAAATGCAGCAACCGCTAATCCGGCTGGGCCTATTGGTGTGGGAGTTGCTAATGCCATTCCTAAACTTCTTACACCGGCACCTAATCCAACTAATATACCTTGGATAGCTTTTCCTACTCCTTGTCCAACTGATTGTAGGAATCCTCCAATACCTTTTCCTAAATCTTTTAATTTTTGACCCATAGTCATTGCCTCTTCCAATGGCGCTTCTACGGCTTGTACTTGTTCTGCTATACTTTCAACAACTGCTCCACTACCAGGAACTAATGCATCTGCTCCGGCAGCTGCCCCACTTACCGCTGCATCTTTAGCCATATCTGCCAAACCACCACCTCCACCGGCATCGCCGCCATCAGCAGGAGCATCTGCACCTCCACCGCCTTTACTAAACATTGATTTTATCCCACTAGCTACTTTACCTCCAACTGAATCCAAAAGTGATGTTCCAATACCACCAAGTAAAGCCGCACCACCCGCCATTAGGTTTTCCTTTAATCCACTAACAAAATCTAATTGAGCGGTATCTGCTATTGATTTTTTATATGCATCGGTTTGCAACCAAGCATCATTCATCGCAGTTGCCAATACAGACGCTGCTGCTGCCGCTTCTGCTTGTTTTCTCTTATATTCTTCATAGCCGGGGTCAGCTAAATATGCATCACCTATTTTCTTAGAAAGTTCGGCATCTAAAATTGCAGTTTCAGCGGATATTGCAGCCTGTGTCATACTTAATGCACTTTCTGCAGCTTGTGTTCTTGATAAGAAATCCTGATTAGATGCGCCTGCTTTTCCTGCTTTTAATCCACCAACCTGTGCTCCCTGTTTAGTTGCTACTTTTTGTAGAGAACTTAAATCCATTCCACCTAATGCTTGTGATAATGCATCTTGTTGGAACATATCCATTTGAGCAGGGTCTAACCCTTGTGCTTGTAATGATTTCAAAGCACCTTCGGTATCACCACTAGCGAACTTAGCTCTAACTTCGGAAAGGTCTACGTTCTTACCTAACATAGCTGATAATTGCATTTCGTTTTTGATACTATCTTTATAGTTCATCACCATACTCTTACCAGCTTTGGCGATATCTCCAAAACTAACACCCAATGATTGTGCGTATGCTACTTGTTTTGCTAAAGCGGGACCTGATTTAATTTGATAACCCAACATCTCTTTGGATGATTCAGCCATTTCTTTCATCAAACCACCAAGTCCGATGCCCGCTTGGTCAGCCATATTTCGTAAACCTTCTGAAAGGTTCATAGCAGTAGATTCCGTAACACCATCCATTCTTTGGAACATCTCATTAATTGATGCTATACTATCCACAGACTGACCCGTTCTTTCAGCCATAATAGCCATATCAGCGGCTGCTTTTGCGGTTGGCATTTTACCGGTAGCTGCCGATGCTGCTTCCATACCGGATGCAATCTTATCTGCACTAATTCCTGCTAATTGTAATTGTGCTGCACCATATCCAACTGAACCTAATTTGTTACCAAATAATGCGGTTTTTGCTGCTCTTTGAAATTGAGCTGCTCCTTGTTGCATTTGTGCACTAAATTGAATTGCTGCCTTTGCTCCAGCGTATGCGGCTTCTTGCCTAAGTTTTCGTATTTCTTCGTTTGCGGAGATTTCATGCTCTAATCTCTCTTGTCCAATTTGAGCTGGTATAGATTCTGCATCTTTTCGTATTTTTGCAACATCTTTAATACCATCTATTTCATTTTGCTTTCTTTCTTTATCGGCTTGCATTCCAGCCTTAATAGGTGCACCAAAATAATCATATGCTGCTTTACCTAATGCTGCTCCTAAAGCAAATACAGCCGCTTTCCAAGCTAAAGTATCTCTTATATTTGTTTTTAATAAAGTATTAAGTTCACCCATAGCAGGAATACCCGAAAAATTACCCAATATGGCATCCATTGCATTCCATTCTTTGGTAGTGGCTGCAACGTTTTTAGCGAATCCTTCTGTTTCATCGGCTAATTTGTTTAGCCTTCCTAATATCAGTTCTCCCTCTTCGCCCATTTTTGCCAAACTAGCTACCGATTCATCGTATTCTTTTCTTGCTCTTGCTATGGCTACATTTGCTTCTTCCTGCTGTTTACCAGTCATAGCCGTTCTATCCGCTACCTGCGCTACACTTTGTTGGTATTTTTTATAAGCATTAGTTGCCTTTTCTGCTGCTTTCGAAAGTTTTGGGTCTGCAACACTTTCAGTTAAATCGGCAATACTACTTAATACACTTTTTTGTTTTTGTAAATAACTTTCTCCTTGTTTATATAACTTATGTTGTTTACCAACTTTATCAGCTATACTACCTAATATATCTTCGGTATCTTCTAAAAATTTATTATTACCTCTGATAGATTTAGCGCTATCGTCAATGGCTTTTTTGTTTCTTTTCTGTGACGCTATGTTTTTTTCTAATAATACATTTTCTTTCTCAAGAAGTATTCCTCGTTCTAAAAGAGCATCATTTATTTCAGTTTCAGCGGCATAGATTTGTTTCAGCTCAGCTCTATTAGCTTTGAGTTGCGATTGATTTTGCTCTAAAGTTTTTTTTGATTTAGCCAATTTGAATCAATTTATGAAACATCAATGTTATATTTTTTTACATAATCATCCAAAGAAGCTGTAGAATATCCTTTGGATTTTAACAACCTATACCATTGAGCAGTATCTGCATCCATTTTATTACTCCAATCATCCCACATTTTACCTACTTCAGGACTGACTTTATACAATTTATTGTTAAACTCATCCTCTTTTCCCTTTGCTTTTGCAATAAAAAAGTTTTGTAAAAATTTGGTAAGTGCTCCTTCTTTTACTAATATTTTTTTTGACATGGAATTCCTATTATGTTTATCTATAAATATAAACAATTTTATTAATTATCTTCTTCTTACCTTAGAAGCTGAATTAGATTTACGTGTAGCCGCATCCATTTGTTCTTTTTCAGTATCTTTGGCTTTAAGAAGTTCTCTATAATAAAATTCTCTAAGCTTAATTGGCATATAATAAAGGTCATGCCAATTGAATCCACCATTGGCATAATAAACCATCTGAAAAATCTTTTGATGAAGTATAACCGAATAATTAGTCGGCAGGGTAAAAAAAGCCAATCCCAAAGGGGATTCTTAGTGCCTCCGTCTCACCTGTTATTGGGGATGTGTAATCAAATGAAAGGTCTAAATCAGGTGTAATTTTTGTTAGCTCTTTTCTTAATGCCTTTGAATCTCCAGCTAATAATCTATTTGAAACAAAATTACTGATGTATCCAAAATCTCTATTACCATCAACTTCAACAATCATTCTTCTATATCTTGTAGTGATTTCGTTTGATGTTTTTAATGTTTTTTGAGATGCTTCAATATCTTTGTTAATTGCAATCTCATCACCGTGATTCAATAATTTAAATTTAATCGGTGTTTTGGAGTTAGGGAGAACAAAGCTATATTCGTTTTGTCTATTTAATAACGATTCATCGATTTCTTTTATCTTAATGGTAGTCAAATCAATTGTTACTTCTGTTTCATCACCATCAAATGGGTCAACTATTTTTGTAATATATTCCGGCCCAAATGCCAAAACTCTAGATGTTACTAAAATTGCATTCTTATCGCCAATCACTAAATCGTTTACATTAACACCAGGTTCAACTACAATTGATTCTAACAATTTATCCAATTGTATTCCTTTTTTAATTAAATTGCTTGATGTAAGAATATCCTCTTCCTTAGCAGTCATTAATTTGATTGTAATTTCTCCTTTTGATAATGGAGATGATTCGGGATAAACTAATCCTTTAGATGGTAAACTAATAACTTCCGTTGGGAAAGGAAACGTTTTTGGTTGCATTTGCGCTACACTTCCTAAACCTCTGGTCACTTGTTGTTCTACGTTTTGTTGTTCCATAATAATAACTAAATTGTTGTTTATATATAAGTATATATAAAATAAAAAAAAGGAGAACATTTCTGCTCTCCTTTTAAACTATTCAAAAAAATACTATTTTAATTATATTCTAATTCTCTACGTTGTAACAATTCGGCTTTAGCCCTTTCATACCTTTCCCAATCAATTAAACCTATCTCACAATACTCAATATTCAACTCCAATGAACTAACCCCCAAATGAATAGCTCTACCCTCAACGAAGTTACAATACTCATTAACACTCATACCTCTTACATCTAACATTTCCATATTTTATTTATTTAAGGATTAATATTCAATCAAAGAAATTGGAACGATAAATACACCACCACTCTTTACACTTAGAGTAGCTTTAGTTCGGTTAATCTTATTAACCCACAACTCTTTACCACGCAATTTCGGGTGATTAACAGTCACTTTCATACCCACACTTAAACCCACTTTCTTTTGAAGTGATTCGATGTTACGTTTTTGTTTGATTAACTCAACAACAATCTGATTGATGTTTCTTAATTCCGCTACTGATAAATTTGATAATTCCGAAATGTTCATAACTCTATTTGTTTTATGTTTAACTCTTATTACATAGTAAAGGTAATACATTCTGCTATAAAAGTCAAGCCTTTTTTAAAATATTTTTGAAATTTATAATCATTCTAAATAAGACATAAAAAAAGAGGGTAGAAAATCTACCCCCTTTTAAAAAATTACTATTTTAAATTTTACAATTAGAGATTAGTACTCAAGAATTGCGTAATCATAGCTTAAAGTTAATTCTATCGATAGTGGGTCATTTGAAGCCCAATCTAATTCACCAAAGTTTGCCGAAGAAATAAATGCTCCTTTAAGAGTCCATTGTTCTACTTTATCACCAACTGGTCCTAATAAGTAGAAAGTGATATCTTTCTTATAGAAAGCTGCGTATCCATCTCTACCTGTCAATGATTCGTGTGATTGTCTAACCCACTCCATAACTTGCTGTGCACCTGATGGTACAATTGGGTCATACAGAGTGATGTTAACATCATCCCAAGTGGATTTACCCTTAATCTTTCTTTTAATGTTGATATGGTCTAATTCAACTACTTCCGAAGTGAAAGTTGGTCTACTAGCCGTTTTTATCATATACGATTCTATACCGTCGATTTCCATTATAAATCTGTTACCTAACTTTGGTTCAAAGTTGGTATAGAACATTTTATCAAACTCTAATACTTCTGGCATCTTTTTTTAATTTAATTTGTTTTCTTTATATAAATATCTACTTTTTAAATTATCCACCAAAACTTGCCCCAGTCGGTAAGATGTTGAAATCAATTTGAATGAATTCAGCTGTCTTAGTTGGTTGTAAGTAAATAGCGCCTTTCATAATGTTTCTATCAACTACATCTGGTGTGTTGTTAGTTTCATCCATTACTACTCTAAATGCGTATAAACCTTGTCTTTGTTGGATTGATTCTAAATAAGGATTAACGATATTTAAGAATCTATTTCTAGTCGTTGATGTATTTTGCTCAAACACTAAATACTTAGAAGTTGAAGCGATATACTTTCTAACAGTCAATAATAATCTTCTTACATTGATTCTATCTAATGCTGAAGGTTTATCTTGTAATGTTTTTTGTCCCCATACTACAATACCTTGTCCTGGAAACTGGCAGATTGGGTTTACTTTTGCTTCGTATAATGTATCTCTTTCAGATTGAGTTAATCTATCTAATACATCTACTGCTCCGATTAAACCACCTCTATTTAAACCTGCTGGTGCGAACCATTCTGCTGCTACTCTATCGTTTGCTGCGAATACTGCTGGCAACAATACTGAAGGCGGAACAGTTACTAATTTGTTTGTGTTAATATCAATTGTCTTAACCCAAGGATAGTAAGTTGCTGCGTAGTTAGTATCTAACTCTCCAGCTTTTGTATTTGTTGAAGATACTCCAACACCTGCTATTGCCATTTCAGTAATAAAGAATGCATCTGCTCTTTGTTCAACCATATCAACAACTGCGGTGTGAACGTAAGAGTGGTCATTTTTAGTTACACCCGGTACAACAATCATATTGATATCCCATTCATCTGCATTTGATAATGCGTTGATGTGTTTCATATATGCTACTGAACCTGATGAGGTAGAAGATGATAAATCAAATCCTTGTGTGTTTCCTGCTACAATATCAGTTCCTTTGTAGATTGGAGTTGCCGGATTCATACCATCAAATCCTTCTTGGAATGCTACAACGAATTGTGCTAAAGAAGAACCTACTGATAATGTACCACCATTTGCTGCATCTAATCCAAACACTTCGTTTGAACCAACAGTTGCTCCGTTTGGAATTGGTTTCATATAGATTTTATTATCACTATTGAAATCCAAATCAATACCACCAAATTGTGTTGCCGTTGCTGCTACAAACGTAACAACAGGAACATTAGCACTTACTGATGTAGATGCCGAAATTGGTAATTTGTATGCAGCGTGTCCGAAAGGTACTGCTTGTACAGGAGCTGCGGTATTTAAATTAGCAACTCTAATATATTTAGATTGATTTATCCAATCGCCTGATGTTGTAATTTTACCTGCGTTATCAATTGATAATTTTCTATCACCGATTACTCTACTAATAAAGTTAGGAGAATTAGGGTCTAAGTTTACATTTGCGAATGTTTCTAAAACACTTTTCTTTTTATTTGTATCACCAAATGCTCTTACAGTCACAGTGAATGTACCATAATCAGTACCATTTACACTACCAGCTGCTTTAATATTTGAAATACCTATTTTAATTTTGTTGTTTGCTGCGTTACCTGCTCCAATTGTTTCAATTTGGAAAAGGTCATATCTCTCACCACTAATTTCTTGTGATTTGAACATAGGAGTTAATGCTTCCTGTGCATCAAATGTAAATGATTGGTTACCCAATACAGTTATAGATGAACTTGCATTTGTATCAAAAGTGATTGATGTATTTTT